CGCCACCTATTACCATCGGAACAACGGCGATTGTCTTCCAACAGTTTGCCGCACCAACTACCCAAGTTTACCCATCTGGGACAGGTATAGCAGTCGTTACTTCTGGTACTTCATGGGGTACTACGTTGACCGCCCCATCTGGTGCTGTTGTTGGAACAACAGATGCTCAAGAACTGACAAACAAGCGTGTAACCCCAAGGGTTTTGGCAAGCACAGCAAATTCTGCAACGCCAACAATCAATACAGACCTTTACGACATTGTTGTTATTACAAATCAATCTGCAACAATTACAAATTTTTCAACAAATTTGTCAGGAACACCAACAAACGGACAAAAGTTGTGGATTTCCATTACAGGCACGGCGGCGGTTGGAATTACTACTTGGGGCACTTCATTTGAATCATCAACAGTAACATTACCAACAACAACAGTTTCAACTAATCGTTTGGATGTTGGCTTTGTTTGGAACGTAGCCACAAGCAAGTGGCGTTGTGTTGCGCAGGCTTAAAAATGGCGCAGATTATTCTTACTGGCTCTGGAACGTTTAACCTACCTGCTGATTGGAATGATGCAGACAATGTAATTGAAGTTTATGGGGCTGGGGGTAATGGTGCTACATCTGGAAGTGCATCGTTTTCTGGCGGTGGCGGTGGTGGTGGCGGATATGTAAAAGCAGTTAATGTGCCATTAAAAGCATCCGATATTAATGGATATGTGACAGACAAAACGTATGACACTGCACAATTTGGAGGCCTTTGGAATGGTCTTCAGGGTGAAAACGAGGGTTCTCCAGTCTACGGCATATTATTAGTAGGTGGAAGTGGCGGTAACGCTTCTGGAACCGCAGGTGGTATTAGTAATTCGGCATCTTTTTGTCTTATAAATAACGTATCTTACGCAACAATTTCTCGTACTGGTAGCAATGGTGGAAATGGGCGCGGAACTACAACAGGGTCAGGTGGCGGCGGTGGTGGAGCATCAGGCCCTAATGGTGTGGGCGGTGCTGGTGGTGCAAGCACGGCTACTTCAGCAGCAGTTGGTCGTGGAGGTGGTGGCGGTAATGGCGGCACTGCTGGCTCAAGCACTTCTGCAACAGGTGGAACAGCAGGTACTGGTGCGGGTAAGGGTGGTAATGGCGGTTCGTCTAATACTAGTGGTTCTGCTGGTGGGTCGGGAACATCAGTTTATTCTGGCGGTGGTGGTGGTGGTGCTGGTGATGGAACGTCAGGAACGTTAGGTGGTGTGGGTGGGTTATATGGCGGTGGTGGCGGTGGAAGTGGGTCTGCTACAAACTCGGTGGGTGGTTCTGGTCAAGTTGGCATCATCATTATTACCTACACGCCAATAGCCACAGGCAACTTCTTTTTTCTCTTTTAAAAACTGGTCATAAAATAATTGCTTAAAACACAAAAACACAGTAAAGTTAACACATCATGGCAAAGAAAACTCCCTCTCTAGCAATTGGTCGCGGCGAAAAACTACCTGCCTCTAAAGGGGCGGGTTTGACTGCCAAAGGCCGTGCCAAGTACAACGCAGCAACAGGTAGCAACTTGAAAGCTCCACAGCCACAAGGCGGCGCACGTAAGAAGTCATTCTGCGCCCGTATGTCTGGTATGCCCGGCCCGATGAAAGATGAAAAAGGCAAGCCAACCCGCAAGGCGGCTTCTTTAGCAAGATGGAAGTGTTGAGGTAATCATGGACGCACAAAACCAAGAAACTCTGAAGCAAATGTTGGATGGTGCTTCAATACTTACTGTTATTGGAACACTCGTGGAATTCTTACCTGCCGTTTCCGCGCTTCTCAGTATTGTCTGGGTGGCAATCCGTATCTACGAAACAGATACAGTTAAACGACTCATGGGTCGCAAGGAAGGCAGCGATGCCGAGCACGAGTAAGAAGCAACACAATTTCATGGCGGCGGTGGCTAACAACCCAGCGTTTGCTAAGAAAGCCGGAGTCCCACAATCTGTGGGCAAAGATTTCTCAAACGCCGATAAAGGCAAAACTTTTAAAAGAGGTGGTGATATGGCTAAGATGAATGCAGGCATGATGGCAATAATGGCTAAGAAAAAAGGCACTAGCAAAATGGCTGGTGGCGGTATGCCCATGAAAGACGGTAAACCCGCTTTTATTGGTGACGGTAAAGGCGCAATGAAAAAAGGCGGCACGGCTAGCGGTATGCACAAAATGCCTGATGGCAAGATGATGAAAGACTCTGCCATGAAAAAGATGAACATGGGTGGCATGGCTTACGCTAAAGGCGGCGGTATCGAGTCCAAGGGTAAAACCAAAGGCAAGATGATTGCAATGAAGTCCGGCGGCAAAGCCTGTTAATTTAAAGGAAACATCATGGCATACACACCTAATCCAAATCGTGCAATGAAAGGTGGCAAGGCTATGGTGTCTGCCCAAGAGCTTGCTGACTTCAAAGAAAAGTTTGGTAAAGATCAGACTTTGCGCGACTTGTTGAATGCAGACAAAGGGTTGCAGCGCAAGTTAGAAATTCCAAAGGCGATGCGTAATTTGTCAAACAATGAAAGCAACGACAACCCACCTATCCGTATCCCAAAGTCAATGCGAAATTTGCCTGCAAATGAGCGTGATCCCAATATTGCGGATAAGGCAACTTCGCTTGTAGACACTTTTTATAAAAAAGGTGGTTCTGTTTCAGCTTCAAGCCGTGCCGATGGTTGCGCTGTCAAAGGCAAAACAAAAGGCAAGATCATTTAATATGGCAACCGCAAAACCCAATAGTAGTGTAGCTAAGTCTCTAAAAAAGGCTGGGTTTTACGGCGCGAGTAAACCCAAGCGGCTGGGCATTATCAACAAAGTCACAACCAAGCCACAACGGATAGAAATGGTTGATAAACTGTTTTTAGCCAAAAAAGTTAAAGGTGTTAAAAAATGAGACCCTCGCGTGGTATGGGTAACATTGCTCCTTCTAAGATGCCCGGCGGGAAGAAAAAAGCCCGTCGGGATGACACTGACTTTACTGAGTACGCCGAGGGTGGAAAAGTAAGTGCTGCCGGTGGTTTGTATGCCAATATTGCGGCAAAGAAAAAACGGATAGCCTCAGGCTCTGGCGAGAAGATGCGTAGCGCGGGTTCATCGGGCGCTCCAAAGAAAAGTGATTTTGCCAATGCAGCTAAGACAGCTTCTTATAAAGAAGGCGGCAAAACAAAATCCACAGTTAACGCTGCGGGTAACTATACAAAGCCGGAAATGCGCAAGCGTATCTTTAACAGCGTCAAGGCTGCGGCAATTGCAGGTACGGGCGCAGGGCAATGGTCAGCCAGAAAAGCGCAAGTGGTTGCGCAACGCTATAAAAAAGCTGGCGGCGGGTATCGTGACTAAGTGGTCTGACAAGCGCAAGAAGTCTATCGACTGTAATAACCCAAAAGGTTTTTCAGAGAAGGCGCATTGCGCAAGTAAGAAGATGGCAGGTGGTGGGTTGGCTAAACCGCAACAGTCTTTAAAGGACTGGGGCAAACAAGATTGGACAACTAAAAGTGGTAAAAAATCTTCTGACACAGGTGAGCGATACCTTCCAAAAGCTGCAATCAAAAGTCTCAGCCCTGCTGAGTACGCAGCTACAACCAAAGCCAAGCGCAAAGGTAAGGCGGCGGGTAAACAGTTTGTAGCTCAGCCTAAAGGCATAGCGAAGAAAACGGCAGGATTTAGATAATGGCAACAACTTCTGGGTCAGCAGGCTTTAATTTAGACCTCACCGAACTGGTGGAGGAGGCTTTTGAGCGTGCCGGTTCAGAGATGCGCACTGGTTATGACCTCAGAACGGCTCGCCGGTCGTTGAATTTGTTGTTTGCTGACTGGGCAAACCGTGGTGTCAACATGTGGACGTTTGAGCAGGGCACGATAACCCTAACTCAAGGCTTGAACACCTATGCAATCCCCACAGATACTGTTGATTTGCTCGATCATGTGATCCGAACACAGGCAAATGTGGCGGCAACCCAATCTGATTTGACAATCACACGCATCAGCGTCTCGACCTACGCCACACTACCCAACAAATTAACCGAAGCACGGCCAATTCAGGTCTGGTATCAGCGTTTGGACGGGCAGATCATGCCTACAACGGCGGTTTTGTCCACCAGCATTAGTGCTACCGCAGACACAATCGTTTTGTCCAATGTGGTTGGGCTTCCTGCCATTGGTTACATCGACCTTGACAGCGAAACTATTTTTTACAACTACATTGATGGCAATACTTTGAGTAACTGCTTCCGTGGACAGAACGGAACTACGGCAGCAGCACATACCGCAAGTGCCAGCGCCAAGATTTACATCAATAACGTGCCCCGCGTGACCATGTGGCCTACGCCTGACGGCTCCCAGACCTATCAGTTTGTCTACTGGCGTATGCGTCGCGTGCAAGATGCCGGTAACGGTGTCAATGTGATGGACGTGCCGTTCCGTTTTGTGCCCTGTATGGTGGCTGGACTGTCTTACTACATTGCTTTGAAGGTGCCGGGTGGCATGGACAGGCTGGTGGTGCTTAAGGCGCAGTACGACGAGGCATGGATGACAGCGGCTGATGAAGACCAAGAACGCGCCGCGTTGCGTTTAGTCCCACGTCAAATGTTTATAAACTAAAATGGGTAACCGGTTTGCCAGTGGTAAGAACTCGATTGCCATATGCGACCGGTGTGGCTTCGGGTACAAACTGACACTGCTTAAAAAACTTGTTGTCAAGACCAAAGTTTATGACTTGAAAGTGTGCCCTCAGTGCTGGGACCCAGATCAGCCGCAGTTGCAGTTGGGTATGTACCCAGTGGACGACCCGCAAGGGCTACGCGACCCACGTCCTGACTTGAGCTATCAGGTTTCTGGCTTGTTAGCGGATGGTTTCAGCGGTGGTGGTAGTCGAGTATTTCAGTGGGGCTGGAACCCAGTTGGTGGAGCCAGTGGGTTTGACACGCTTTTAACACCAAATAACTTGGTTTTAGCGGTAGAAATTGGTACAGTAACGGTAGTTGTAACTTAGGAGCAAATGATGGAAACAAGCAAAGTTAAAGGCATTGCAAAAACAGAGGCAAAAAAAGTCGTCAAAGGCCATGAAGCTTCTATGCACGGCACTAAAAAGATGGCTGCGGGTGGCAAGACCAATGAGATGATGATGAGTATGGGTCGTGGTATGGCTAAAGTTGCAAATCAGAGAGGCAAATAATGGCTAAATTCAGCATGAAACGAGACGGCAAAGAAGTTGGCGGTGCCAGCGTCTATGCACAACCACACACTATGTCTGGTAAGGCTGTGGGCATTTCTTCCACTCCTGGCGCCATGCCAAATCGCAGCAAAGCCGACACGGTCAACATGAGCGTTGGCAACATCAGCAAAGCTGCTGGCGATGAGCAGGTCAAAACCAGCGGTATCAAAGTCCGTGGTACTGGCGCAGCTACTAAAGGTCTGATGGCACGAGGCCCGATGGCATGAATTACACCGAGTTGTATAACACTATTCAGACATACACGGAGAATCAGTTCCCCGATGTATACCTTGCGAGTGGGGGTACGGTTAATGCGACTACGCAGATCAATACCTTCATTACGCAGGCTGAGCAACGTATATACAACTCAGTTCAATTCCCGTCTATTCGTAAGAATCAATACACCGCGATCACGGCAAACAACAAGTACATATCTTTACCAAATGATTTCTTGTCTGTCTATTCACTGGCGTTGGTGACGGGAGCTACTGGTAGCCCTATTAACTTGGATACAGGTACGTTTGAGTATTTGCTAAACAAGGATGTGAACTTCATCCGTCAGGCGTACCCAACGCCAAATGATACGGGCGAGCCAAAATACTACGCTTTGTTTGGCCCAACAATTGTCAGTTCAGCAATTACAAACGAGTTGTCTCTTATTGTTGGCCCAACACCTGATGCCGCGTATTACGTAGAGCTGCATTACTATTACTACCCCGAGTCAATCACTACAGCAGTTACAACTTGGCTTGGTGACAACTTTGATACCGTACTGTTGTATGGCGCACTGGTTGAAGCCTACACCTTTATGAAGGGTGAGGTTGACATCATTACTGGATACGATGCTAAGTACAAAGAAGCGCTTGCGCTGGCTAAACGCCTTGGTGATGGACTTGAGCGATCCGACGCATACCGCAGTGGTCAGTACCGTCAAGCGCCTTTGCCGCAGAATAACGGGGTGCGTTGATGGCATTCCAAGGCAACTTCTCCTGCAATGTCTTTAAGACTGGGTTGATGAACGGCACGTTCAACTTTACTTCGGGGACGTTCTATATTGCACTCTATACCAATGACGCCACACTTAATGCCTCTACCACGGCTTATACGGCTACGGGCGAGGTTGTGGCTTCTGG